ACCAATTTCTTCGTCGACAGCAAGTGAAAGTAATTCTTCGTAAATTAATTTTCCGAATTGCCATAATCTAACACCTTTATCTTCTTCTCCTCTAACAATTACAGGAGCAAAAATACGTGTTTTAGGGTCTAGTTTCTTAGCTAAAACATAATTTTCTTTATTATATTCTTCTCTAAGTTTACTAGCAAATGAAGCTATAGGGTCTTTATCACCGAAATTAAGTGGTGAAATCATAACTTTATTTGTAATACCATAATAGAACTTAAGTTCTGTAAATGGGTTGTTAGAATTGAAAGCACTAGGCACAATTCTGATCTGTTGTTTACCTACAGTAGGTCTCCAAAATGTCAAACTATAATCTCGTTTTTGACCTTGTGGTTGTTTTTGTTGGAGGGTGTCCAACTTCTGTTTAAGCATTGATAAATCCATAATTTTATAACTTTTTTTTAATGTAACTATAATATACGAACCAGAATTTGGGTATCCAAATTATAGTTCAATTATTTTGTGAATTTTTGTATTTAATTGATTTAACTCATTATGTTGAGTTAATAAAATACAATTTTTATAATGTTGCCAATTTACTTGATAAGAAGAATCTACAACACCACCATTTAATTTTTTAATTAATTCATTTAAAGCATTAATGGTGTAAAGAGTATTCGACTCTTTTTTTCTGTGGACTAAAATTGTATTATCTGGGATAGTGTGAACGTTACCTTGGTCTACATTATATGTAATGACATACTCATCCTTACCAGCTATTTCAAGAACAAATAGTTTGTTATATATGATAACATATTTACTTTTGATTTCCTCTAATAGGCCATCTAAGTTATCTAGGTCAGTAAATGTACAGAATAGTTTATTATTCAAATCTCCAACGGTTTTGATGTCAGTTACAACATCATAATTCGCGTTATACGTATTTGTTTCTTTATCTAAAGTCGTAATCATAGCCCTGTTTTATTTTTGTGTTAAATTTGTATTTAGTAAATATACTATTAATTGATTCCATAACCTCGGTTTCATCTTCACTATAATCGAATAAGAATGAATCATATGTATATAATATTAATTTTGTTTTTTTACCTCTTAATTCCTTTAATATATCCCACAGTATACGAACATTCATTGACGTCTCCAAGTTTTGTAGCAAATAATTAAATAATTTTTGCGGATTCATTTCCTTATAATAATCTTTTTGATAAACGTAATTTGAAATCGGACACACAATATCCTCTCCTTGATAAAAATCGAGCCACATATTATGTATATACTCTTTTATTTTTTGAAAGTATTCCAGATGTTCATATTTTTTAAATACTCCTCCATACAATTGTTTAAATGTTAACTCTTTTGATTCTTTATAACTTACTCCGTAAAGTTGTTGTAAATGACTATGAATATCACTAGTGGGGAAATTATAATCGATGAGACGACAAGACAAACTAGGATGGTAAGCACTAATATCAATTTCATAAAGAATATCATTAGACGGTATAAAAGATTTTCTACATCCATTTTCTTTGTTAAGTGCTGCATAATTTACTCCTTTAAATTTATTTGATGGTCTTGTAGTTAGTGTTTTTAAGTTGTACTGACTGTAGACTCGTTTACTATCAACGGGATGGAAGTGTTCTTCGAATTTAGGTACGTGTATTTGTAATCCATTTCGCTCGATAGCGTTGAATACCACGGATACTTTATTGTTAAAGAATTCATCATATTTAGTTGGTTTATTGTTAATATTCGTTTTTAAATTTTCAAAAATGGTTTCACACAATTCATAGTGTTTTACTATAGGGACTACCTCATTTATATTTGGTTTATCCTTGTTTTTATAATATAGTATTTCATGTGCTTTAGTTAATTCCGGTATATACGTATTAGGTGGTGTGTTTATGTCATAAAGAGCTTTGTTTGGAAAATAATGTAATGTTTCTTTTTTATCTCTACAATATAAAACCTCGAATTTATCTACGATTTCGTCTATACGCGTTTTTAACACACCTAAACTTTCACTATGTGTAATACATAACATATAGCCTTTATGTGCTTTTAACGGTCTAATATACACTAAACTTACGCTATTTAGCGTAGGGTGCACATTATGACTACTCGGTATTACTTCAATGAATGCTTTTTTATAACCACTATTTAATAAAACCTCGAGTTGACTATCCTCCTCTATTAACCAATACATAAAACCTTTTTATTTGCCGTAATATAATAAAAAAACTAGTAACCTCCACTTGATCCTCCACTTGTTGTTGTAGGATTTGTATTTTCTTTTACTACTTGATTTATTCTTTCCATTGAGCCACTTATAGGTACTAGTAAATCATGTGGTGTTAAAACATGTTTTGCCCCAACCATAGGTCCTTTATCAGGGTGAACATGATATAGTCCAACATATTCTTTACCTGTTTTTCTTACTATAAATTCTCCTCCTTTTGTCTCTAAATTATTTGCTGCTGTAAATTTAAAATATTGTGAAAATTGTTTTTTAAAGTAATTAGTAAAACCATATATGTTGTTTCTAGTTTCTACTAGTTCAACTATATTTTTATTTACATTATAAACTTCTTTTTCTTTTCCTGTTAAAATCCAATTAATAGAAATTGGAAAGTAAAAATCCCACTGTACCGAATTATTTTTAGAATTAAATATTTCATATTCTTCTTTATTTACCTCCATATAAATAAATTCATTACTTTTTAATAAAAAATACCTTTGGAACTCTCCTAATTTATAGTCTGATTTTGTTGGGAAGGGAAGAGATGATAGAGGAGGTCTAGGTGATTTAGCATTTATATTTCTACCTTTTGAATGATAATAAGCATCATTAATAATATAATAAGATTCAGGTAATGGTTCACTATCTTCTGATTTTTCAGGTGGTGCATTTTCTACTAATAGTTTATTAGGTTTATCTTGAGGGTTTTTACCTGTGTAAAATTCTCTATCAGAGGTTTCAAAATAAGGACCGATATATTCTTTACCAGTAGATGGGTCAAATAACTCACCTGAGTTAGCGTAAAGATTTTCTATTATTTGTGATTTTGGATAGTACATTTATGATAATTTAGTATTTTGTGTATCCCAATCTTTTTGTGGTTTACCTGGGTTATCATTTTCTGCATTTTCTAATGCTACATCTCTATTAAATTGTACAAAGAAATGAACAGCATCTACATAACCTCCAAAATCACCACCCCACATTAATCCAGCTTTTTGTGCTTCAGATACTATACCTTGTGAAATCCACGGGTTTCTTTCTTTCTTTTTCATCCATCTACCTTTTGGATCTACAACACTAATGTCAGCCCCCGCAGCATAATTATGAACTGATTTTCCTGGTGCTGCGTTTTTAGGATTTTCTGCTCTTAGTTCTACTGATCGAGAAAATGGTCTAAATACAGCATTTATATAAATTTTATAATCATTATATCCTCCATTTAACATATTAGTATACCAAGTTCTAAAAGTATTTTGTACGTTTACATTCATATAACTTACAGCAGTTTCTAAAGAAATCTTTTTCCCATAAGTACTACTATTAACAGGAATACCATTTATATCTCTATTATCAAAAAATTCTAAGGGATCATCAGTTAAAAGACCAGAAGTATCTGATAGACCACCGGGATCAATTGGTCCTGTATTTGCTGCAACATCTGCTTCACCATCATTAATACTTACAGCTGACATATTTGTAAATGGAGTTTTAGGTTTATTTTCAACATCAGGAACAGCTAAAGTACCAATTGAAGTTGACCAATTATTATCACTAATACTATGGTCTACTTTATCAATAATAAATTTTAATGCTTCATTATATGCTGGAGGTAGGAATTGTTGTCTTAATGACATACCATTGTAAATTTTAATACCAGACATACCTTCAAAGGTTATACCTAATTTTATAGGAATAAAACCTGATTTTGGGGAAGGTCTATTAGTTTCAGCAAATATTCTTTCATTTAATAAATTAGCAAACCCATTAAAACATTGATGTCCTTCACTAATAAAATCATCAGACATATTAGTGTATAAAGCATTACGAGTTTTAACTGTAATAGTTTTAAAATCTGATTTTTCAGCATCCATTGGAATTTTAGCTTCACCACCAAAGGCTCTTACTAAATAAAGATCATAATTTGAAGCATATTGTTCAGATTCATCATACATATACCTTTGTATAGCTGATATGAATTTTCCTGTAGGTGTTTTTGATACGAAATCTGTTATAAAATCTTTAACTATTAATGCGGCATTTAATCCTTTAGATAAAGTTAAAAATGTATAATAAGTAACATTAGCAAATCTTACACCTTTATAAGTTACATTTTTTCTAACATTAATTGCTTTACTAAATTCATCTTGACTATTTCCTAAATTTTGCCCAGATTGTAATTCTGCTTCAGGTAGAGAAGTACTTTTTTTACTAAAAACTAAATTTAGTACTTCTCCTCTAACTTTTTCATTAGCTAAACCTCCAAATAAAAAGTTTGATACTTTTGCACCTGTGGTTTCTTCTCCTTCATCCCAAGCTTTATCTTGTTCTCCTGTTCCTTCATTAGTGTAATCAAAACCAGGGGAATCAATAATTGATGGGTTTGTTCTGTCCATTAAACCTATATTCCATTTTGAAAAAGCAGTTGCATCTGTATTTTTAGTTGAACTTCCTTGTGCTGTTGCTCCAATAGAAATTTGGCTAGAAAGTTCAGGTGTTATATTAGTTTCAAAACTAAAATCAGTAACAAAATTAGAAGAACCAGAAGGACTATAACCAAATATTTCAAATGAATCTCTTTTTATTAAACCTAAATTAGCAATTGGATTATTATCAATTATAGTAACAGTAATATCATCTTTCATTATTACTTCTAATTCCATTATATTACCTAATGCTTTATTTATACCTCCTACTATTCTTGTTAAAAATTCAAAAAGGTTTAATTCTCCTTTTTTATCTGTTTGTTGTAAAATTTCAGCTATAAATTCAAAGTTAACATAAATATTCATTACCCTACCATAATAACAATCGCCTTTATTATAGGTAAATTCTTTTAAATCATTTAAATACCCCGGATATTTTAATTCTTCTAATTGGCTATCTGCTGTTTGAAAAAATTGGGGTTTGATTAAACATACTTTAGGGTCTAATGAAATTAAATTTGGATATGAATTACAAATATTAGATTCTTCTTGATAATCAAAATCTAATTGTACTTCTGGGTTTGATTTCATTATTAAAGGAGCAATTTTTGTTTGAACTGCTTCCATTAATTTTCCTAAAGTCATATAATAATTAAAATTAGGTAAATCAATTGAAGGATAATTATCTGAATTTCTAGCCCATGATAAACCATCATAGTGTTCTCTAGAATGTTCCCATGAAAAATAAGGACCTTTTACACTTGCATTTACACCTTCACTGCTTCTATCTGCCCATTTAATATCTCTTACTTTTTGATACATAAAATAAGAAATTTGGGAATCTCCAGCTGTACCTACAATAGCAGAATCTTCAATTTCACCAAGCCCTTTTGCACCTATACCAAAAAATCCTGATTGGCTATCTATATCATCTAATTTTTGTTGGGCTGATAAAGCTAATACCTTATTTCTTGCACTAATAGATTCAATAACATCTCCTAAAGTTATTAAATCAATAGAAATATCATAAGTTCCATCAGGATTAAAACTCCAATCAAAATTTGTTACTTTTCCAAAAAAACCATCATAATTATAGGAACACTTTCTTCTTTTGTCATTAATCTTTTGTAGCATTGATTTTTGGGTTTCTTTTGCTGTCTTAAAAAATGCATCTTCTATTACTGTAGTACCTACTTTTTGTATATTACCTTCTCCATCTAAGTATTTATCAAACCCCCATTCTAACATCATTGTATAACCTAATCTTAGATATAATAACTCTATTAATTCAAATTGAAATTTATTATAAGCTTTTAAAGAAACTTTAGCTTTACGAATAGAACCCCTATTTATACATTCAACACTAGCCTCAATTAATCCAGGTGCTGGTGAAAGACCAAAATCTGAACCACCTAAACCATAAGAATTGTTTGAATTCCAAAGACTATTATTTTTAGTAACACCAGATCTTTGATTATATTTTAAAAATTTACCTCCTTCATCAAATACTGCTTCTGATAAAGTATTAAATAAAATACATTTTTCTGCTAATTGGTTACCTACAAAATTTTCAGTATCTTGAAGACCTATATTTTTTAATCTTTGTATTCCATCTGGTATTCCATCTTTATCAGCATCAATTGCTCCTGCTTCAAAAACTTTAGTTCCCTCAGCGGCATTAGTTCCAGCGGCTTGTGCTTGAAAATCTGCTTTAGTATTTTCACCAAGTATATAAACAGAAGATGCTAGCTTTAACCAAGCATTTCTATTATTTAAAAATTGAATTTGTTGTGGGGTCCTTTTATTAAGGTATCCACTTCCATGTGTTTTTTGTCTATTTTGGATTTCTAAATAAACACCCTCTTCAAATTGTTCCCCAATTATATTTCCAGTCATAACTTTTATATTTCATTTAATTCATTATAACTAGATATGATAGATCCTACTTGAGATGGTATTCTTAATTGAATACCCGGGGTAATAAAATAAGAACCTTGGTTTAATGAATTATTAGCAATTGATATAATCCACCATAAAGATGAATCACCATAATATTGTTGAGCTAGTTGATCAAATCTATCTCCTATTTCAGCATAAACATAAGTATCTTCATAATTTAAAGGAACATTAGGATATTTAGTTGTACCATAATATCTTTTGCCTTTTAAAGTTTTATATTCATTACTTTTTTTAAATACGGGAATATTAGTATATCTAGCCATTATGTAGTATCTTGTGGTTTTTGAGGAACATAATTGTTTTTATCGTAATTATTATTACGTCCATTATTTAATGATATATATCTTTCTTTTCCATAATTTGAAATAAAGTTTCCATCAGCACCTAAATAATCTGTTTGTTTAAAAGAATTTTGTTGTATTCTAGGTACAAAATCATGTATTGGTACAAAGTTAAATCCAGACACTTTTATAATCATAGGTAATTCTTTAACTGTTGGGTCTGAACCTCCCTCATCATTGATACTAATATCCCAAGGTGAATCATCAGGCACATCTAAAGACATACCAGTTATTAATCCAGGTTGTTCATAAAACCAACCACCCATTGTTAATGTAATAAGATTTCCTTGCATATACCCGGCATCTGAATAATCTGGTGCTAAAGATGAAGCTAAATAGTTTAACTTTTGATACATTGGAATTAATTCATTCTTAGATTGTGCAGCTACTGTCCATGCTAAAGAAACTGTTCTATCAAACCCTTGGTATTTATAGTAATTTTCAGCTCTGCCCATAAATTTCTGAGTCATCCAATCAGCAGAATAACTATCACTCATACTGTCAATAAAAGCTCTAAAATGAATGTAAGTTTTATTATTTGGATCATCATTATTTATTATACCAATTCTAAACTTAACTAAATCATTTTTAATACCAAAGCCATCATTACTATTACTTGAAATTACATTAGCTGAATTATATAAAGGTAAAGCATTTAATTTATCTAAGGGTTCAGATTTATTATTACCTGGTATTATTTTTCCTGCTGTATAACTTTTAATATTTCCTCTAGCAGATGGATTTCCTAAGTTTACTCTTTGTTCTATATTTTTTGTTACATAATCAGGTGAAGCTGGTATGATTGGGGAATCATTAATTAAAGTTTTCCTAAAATCAGGTTTAATTCCTGTTGCTGTTCTTTCCTGATTTTGTATGTTATAATAGTTTTCTATTTGTTGTTGATTAAATGCAGCAAAACCAAGAGAAACTCCACTAGTACTACCTGATAGTATTAAATTATTGGGAGAAAAATAAACTGGTGCAGCTGAACCACTTTGATTTGTAACATTATTATTATAAACAGATCTAACTCCAAATAAAGAATCTAAAGGATTAAATGAACCAGAAAGATTAATTACATTTTTGTCAATAAATTGAGTTAAACTAGTTAAACTTGGATTACTACCAATATTTAAGGCTGATTGAGCTGCTTTTGCTAAAGGTGGTAAAGGAAACAAATCTGTAAATGAGCCAGTTAATTGAATGGTGTTTGGCAAAAAAGTTATAGTTCCAGTATTACCTTCTTGATTAATACCAGTTCTTTGGTCATTAAGCATATTAATTGTAGTTGTACCAACTCCTAAAGTTGATCCAGGACCACCTGTATACTTATAAAGAATATTATCTCCTTGTTTCGAATTAATCTTAGGTAAAAATCCTAATAATCTACTTCTTTTACCATCAGGTCCTCCGTCTGTAATCTCAATATAAGTTGGTAATGTTAATCCTTTAGGTTGAGTTTGAACATCACCAGGCTCTCCACCTAACATTGGATTAAATGGATTTAATCCTTGTTTATTTGGATGAACGCCAACACCTGTTCCTACTACAGAAGCTATTGTTGATAAAGGAGTATAAATTCCTTGATTTAATGCTAAATTATCAGCAATAAACTGTCCGATAGCAGATAAAGGATCACCAGATGGTGTATTATCAGGTTCATTTTTATATTTTATGTAACCTGTATTTGTATTTACATTTGAAAGGGAAAGTGCATTTTGTTTTGCAATAAATAAAGGACCATTAGGACTACGAAAATCGAATAACATTTGTGTCATTCGAGATACGTCGTTAACAATAGCTTTAGGAAATAGTGTACCTCCTCTTAATAAAAAATCTGGTCCTCCAGTTCGTCCTACATCTTGAAAACTAGAGGGAATATCTTTTACTATATAGGGTTGGTTACTATTACCACCACCAACTAAATCTTTACCAAACTTAATTGATTTTAAGTCCGTCCTAAGATCAACTAATCCCATTTATTACTCAGGTAAGTTATTCACGTACTTACTACTTTCTTTAATAGAAGCAGCTAACTGAGTAGGACTTGGTAAATTATTCATAAATGGTTTTCCATCTAATGAATATTCATTATGTAAAGTAGATAATGCTTGATCCACTATTGGTGGAGAATTACCATCTAAACCTGTTAGTGAAGATTCACCCGCTTTTAATTTATTTAATAGACTCATAATTAATTATTTTTATTATAAATATTGTGTTATTGAACTGAATATAAACCTACTGGTGATATTTGAGGTTTTTTATTATTTTGTTGTACTAATGTAGCTAATAAGGCATTTGTTTTACTATTATCATTCATTGCTACTGTTCCTGCTGGTGAAGAAACAACATCATTACCCCTAGGAAATAAATTAGTTCCGGCAATAATAGTATCTTTGTTATTTAAAGAAATTGCACCTTCAGGTCCAAATAAAGTTCTATCACCATAACCTGGTCTTCTTGTTGGGGATGAAACCATATCATCTGCAGTAGCTAATCTTTTTAGCATACCCGCCCCTGCTAATGTAGCTGCAGTTGCTAAGGCAAACCCAGCTGGTCCCATAAATGAGAAATTTTTATAGGCATTACTTGCTATATCAACAATAGCAGTTGCAATCGATTTTGCAAACACAAGTCCTAAAATTGTAACAATACCACCTAATACTGGTAATATTAAAGTTAATCCATCTAACATTAATTTTACAGCAGCTGCAATACCATTAAAAACAGGAAGTAAAATATTAACAACTGGTTCAACAATTTCCATTACTACACCTGCAATACCCATAAAAGAATCTAGTACTTTTTTAATTGTTTTTTCAAATCTTTCTGATACACTAGCTTGGTCTTCTAAAGTCGATAATCCATCTTTAGCAATTTCTTTTTGGGCTTGAGCTAAACCAACTTCTTCTATTCTTTTATCTAATATAGCTTGCCTTCTTTCTGCTTCTTCTCCTGTTGCTCCCGCTAATTGTTCTTGAACAAATAAAGTTTGAGCAATATCTTCTCTACTCATTCCTAAAGATTTAGCTAAAGCATCTTGTTGGATTCTATTCATTTTAGAAAATTCAGCTGATGATCCAACTTGTGTTGATATTTCTTTTGCTAAAGTTGCTAAATCATTATCTAAAGCTGCTTGTCTTGCTTTTTCTAAATTAATATCTTTACCTAATAATAATTCAGCTTCTAATTCATTAGCAATAGAACTTTCAAAATCAAGTAAACTATCGGCTATTGCTTCTACTTGATCTAATTCCATACCTAATGCCTTTGCTGAAGCAACAGCATCAGCAATTAAAGCTGGATTTTTCCCAAATGATAGAGTTGTTGCAGCTGAAACATTAGCTATATCTTTTAATAATTCTTTTTCATTAAGTAGTACACCATTTTGCATTGCTGAAACTTTAGCTTGAGCTAAAAATTCTCCTGTGTTTTCTTTTAAAGATTGTCCATTTGCTAAAGTTAATGATTGGATACCCATTAACTCTTCATTAGTAAAACCAGCTGCTTCTCTTAATTTAGTAAACGTAATTAAATCTTCTTGATTCAACATTACATTAGTACCTAATGTTTTATTAATTTCTTGTAAGCTTTCTAATAACCCTTGAGAACTAACTAATGAACTTTTTAATTCACCAGAAGATAAACTTGCAAAAGATCTTTGTAAGTCTCTTGCTTCACCCACTGTCATATTTAAATTCTTAGCAACTTCCCCCGATGTTTTATCTAACATCGTTACTGTTTTTACAATAGCAGTAAAAACTGCAGCCGCAATATTAGCTGGTTTAAAGGCATTAAGTAATTGTGCACCTAATACTTTAGCACCTGCAGCCATACCAGCTAATCCACTACCAGTTTTCATAGTAGCTTCCTTAGCAGCCTCTAAAGCTTCTTCAGCATCTATAACATCACCAAGAAGGGGTATTTTAGAAATACCTTTTAAAACACCACCAAAAATTCCTAGCTTACTTTCTGCATCTTCAATTGCTTTCTTTTGTGCTAATCTTTTTTTATTTTCTTCTTCTAATAATTTTAAGTTTTGTTCAGTAAATAAAGCTTGTTGTTGAGCAGTTGATAAACCTTCTACTTGTCTATCTAGAGTAGCATTTCTTGTTTTTAATTCTTTTTCAATTGATGATAATCTTTTTTCATCAAATTTTTCTCCTCCTTCAGCAGCTTCAAGAATAGCTTCTCTTTCCTTTTGCAACTTAGACATATTAGTTAAAGTTGCTTTTACATTAGCTACCTCTGCTCTTCCCTGTTTTCCAATATTAGTTCTAAGACTATTTTTTACTTTTTCAGCTTTAAGAATTGCTTCTTCATTTGCTAAAATTTGTTTATCTAAAGATTTAATATCATTTAAACCAGTTTTTTGGTTTAAAATTTCTTTGTTAATTTTTTTATTTACACTAAGGAGATTTGAATCAAATTGATTAACTTTAGATTTGATTCCAACAGATTCTTTTAAAACTTCAATTATACCTGAAGAAATACCAAGATCATCTTCTTTTACAGCATTACTCCTTTGACGAGCAGCAGTTAGTTCTTTTTCAAGTCTAATTTCTTCTTGTTTGGCAGCATTAATTTGGTCCTGCCTTTTTAATTCTTCTTTTGAAGCCATTAAGGTATTTTATTATAAATATTACTATTTAAAACTACTTTTACCTTTGAATTTTTTAAGGTTTTGTTCTGCGGTTTTGTATTGGTGGGAAGTTTTAGCAAATTCTGGGGCATTTACTTTACCATCTGAGGAAACTAATGTTTGTTTACCTTTACCCTCGGATGCTTCTTTTTGTTTTTTATTTTCTTCTTTATAGTAATTATCAATTTCAGAAAATGTAAATTTTCTTAACCAAATCGGCATATTATAAATGGTTTCAAAGTCATAACCACCTTTACCGTGAAATAAAATATTATGGATTTGAGTAAATAAACTCTTCCTGACTAGGGGTGCTGCATTAGGCGTCAGGCCAAAAAAAGTTAAGCCCAATGGGCACTGCGACCTCCTCCCCGCTATCAACTACATAAGTTAAGTCAATATCTGGCTGTGTTTTTTTAACATGCTCTCTAAAACCACGAGAATCACGAGCCAATAAATAATTATCTACAAATTCTCTAATATCTTTTTTTTCTTCATTTCCATCTATTGATAGAATCATATTTTTTAATCTAGTAGTTAATTCAGGAGATGAATCTTTATTAACTTTTTTTAACCCATTAATTTCTCTATCAATTGCTTTTTCATCTTTTCCAGTAAGTAATTTATAAGTTAATACTGAACCATTAGAAGGTAAAGTATAAGAAAACTCATTTTTACCTTGTTCTATAGAGGATTCATCAAATGGTTTATTTTCTAAAGTACTTAAATCAATAGTGTAATTACTACCACCTATTGTTACTTCATAATCTTTTCCATATCCTAAAATTCTACATCCTACTAATAAAGCATTTTTATCACCTACTACTAAATCATCAATATTAATTTTTGAATTAATAATTAATGATTTTAATAATTTATCTAATACAATACCTTTTTGGATATATGATTGATTAGTTAATATATCTTCTTGTTTAGCAGTCATATATTTCATTTCTACTTTCCCAGAAGATAATGGGTTTTCTTTTGGATATACTTTTCCTTTTGAAGGTAAGTCTATCTCTTCAGTGGGGAATTTAAAATCAGCCATAGTCTTTATTTAATAACGTTTGTTAATACATATCAATATAAAAAAAAAGCTTGGCGGAGCCAAGCTATTTTTAATATTTCTTTAAACTTGTATTAGAAGTTTAAGATACAATAATCAGGTTGTACGGTTAATGATAATTCTTGCGCAGCATTTTCATTATCCCAGTTATAATCACCAAATCCAGCTTCTGTAATTAAAGCTCCTTTAATAATCCATTCAGAAACAATATCACCTACTGGTCCTAATACATTAAATGTAAGATCTTTTTTATAAAAATCACTGTATCCATCTCTACCAGTTACTGATTCGTGATGTAATCTAACCCATTCCATTACCGCTTGAGCTCCTGACGGTGTAATAGGATCAAATAATGTCATTGAAACTGTATTCCAAAGAGTTTTTCCTTTTACGTATCTTGCAACGTTGATGTGGTTTAATTGAACTGTACCTTGTGTTAGTGAAACAGCTCCAACTCCTTTAATCTGGTAAGAAGGAATTCCATCAACATATAAGATAAATCTATTTTGTTGCTTTGGCTCAAAAGCTGTGTAAAATATTTCGTTTGGGTCTAATATTGCCATTTTATCTAATTATTTATTCTTGTTATAAATATTCTATTTTTATTTTTTTACGCTGGGAATTCAACTCCTGTTGGCAGTACGTTGAAATCCAAAATTATAAATTCAGCTGTTTTAGTTGGTTGTAAATAAATCGCACCTACTAATTCGTTTCTATCAATTACATCTGGTGTATTGTTAGTTTCATTCATTACAACTTTAAACGCGTATAATCCTTGTCTTTGTTGTACTGATTCTAAGTATGGGTTAACTTGGCTTAAGAAATTATTTCTTGTAGCTATTGTATTTTGTTCAAATACTAAGTTATCTGATACTTGAGTTATGAAGCTTTTTAAAGTAATTAATAATCTTCTAACATTTACTCTATCTAAAGCACTTGCTTTAACTTGTAATGTTTTTTGTCCAAATACTACAACTCCTCTTCCTGGGAATGTAGCTATTGGATTTACATTTGCAGTGTATAAAGTATCTCTATTACCTGATGTTAATTTTCTCTCGGCTCTAATTACGTTACCTAGCGATCCTCTAATTAAACCTGCTGGAGCGAACCATGGTTCCGATGAAGCATCAGTGAATGAATATACACCCGGTATAAACGCAGAAGCTGGCGACCAAACCGTTTGTCCACTAGTTGGATCTATTGATTGTAGCCAAGGCCAATAAGTAGCAGCATAACTTGAATCAAATGCTGTTGAACTATTAACTGTTGCAGAAACTGTGCTTCCATATTTTGAAACATCTATTACTGCTATACAATCTTGTCTATTTTCTGCTAATGCTACTAATGAATTAACTTGAACAATATGTGCTGCATATGTTGAGTCAGCTATTAGTCCTGGTGTTACTATTACATTAAAATTATATTCGTCTTGATTATTTAATAATGAAATTGATTGTGAATAATCTGTAGCAGTTAATCCTTGAATATTTGTGTTAGAAATATCTTGATTAAATTTCATTGGTGACGTTGCAGCTTGTACATTGTATCCTAAAGCACCTGTAAATGATCCCGAACCTGCTACTGGGATAAATTCATGATAAGAAGTTAAAACTCCATTAAATGAACCACTTGAAGCAACTCCATTATTATCAAAGAAATTTGGTGTTGGAAGGTTTACTTGTTTTACTGATATGTATTTACTTTTATTTACATAGCTTCCTGAAGCTTGTACATAATAATCGGCACCATCTTGTCTAATATTGTAACTTTGGTTACCTATCACTTTTTCAATATAGTTGGCAGCAAACGGATCAAGTGATAAATTATTCCAAGTTTCTAAAATTGATTTTTGATTTGATGTATCATTACCTTGTCTTACTATAATAGAAAAGATACCTGAACCAGTGTTAACACCACTAATTTCCCATCTAACATTATCTAAAGATCCTGAATCTAAAGTACCACCAGACGAATCTGCAGCTTGAAGATTATTCATTATAGCACCTTCTGAAATCGTTTGTATTTGTAGTGATTCTGAAGTAGCTACATTCATTATACCTGAATTACCTGAACCGGCTGTACTACCTGAAGTAAATGCAGGTGTGAACTCACCATGAGTAACTCTAGTAACTAAAAGGGACGTGCCTCCTTGTCTAAAATAGTTATTTGCTGTAGCCGATGTCAAATATCCATACTCTCTAGAAGCACTTTCTACTGTGGTACCAAATATTGCTTGATATTCACTAAAAGAAGTAACTAGTGTAGGTATTTCAACTGGTCCTTTTACAGCTGGTCCTATAATAGCGGCACCAAATTCGACGGGATTTTGCTGGATAAATGATTGGTCATTTTCTCTTGCTAATACACCTGGAGATATTAATGTTTCTGCCATTTTCTTATATTAAAAATTTTGTTATTTATTTTGTTATAAATATGAAAAATTATTTCAAAAATTTAATTTTTTGAGATTATTTCTTTTGTTTCTAAATTTATACTACCACTACCATATTTCTCTTCTAATTCTTTGGCAGTATTGTTTTGTTCTTTTTGAAGTTCTTTAAATACTTTAAATAACTCCTCTTTTTGTTCGTTTTGAACCATCTTATTTAATTCGATGTTTCCTAAACTAAATATTATATCACTATTTCGTTGTTGATAACTTTTTAATAATGAAACTTCTTTTTCTGATAACTGTTTTGACATAATGCTTTATATTTGGTTATAAATATATTAGAAATATGTTAAAATTAATTTCTTTTTCTACCATCTAATGTAGGATTCCTTATCGGGTTTAAATCCCTCATATCACGTACAACTTCATTAGTTATTGTAACTTTAGCTCTAGAATTATATTTTTTCATTGATTTTAATTCTTTTTGAATTGTATCAGGTATTATATAACCCCTCATTCTTATACCAAAAGTACCTTTTACTAATCTATCTTGATTTTGTACTAATTCTGTTGCAGTAGTAAATTGATCTATAAAAGCTCTAAATTTAAATCTTTCTGGATTACCCCAATATGCATCTGATGCATATTCACATGCTTCTATTATTTTATTTAATTGAGACATATAATAAGTCTGTATTAAGCAACTATATTCTAAGGTTACATAATCAGGTTGAGCAACAGCATGAAATACATCAACGGGTTTTCTATTATTTAATGTGTAAAAATTATCATAAAAGTTTTTTGAACTATAACTTTTTTGCCAAACACCATATAAATTAGGTTGATTTGCATCTAATTTATTTGCAACTGATCTATCTTTTGATATTGTATCCCTTTTAATTACTATAATAGGTAACATTATTGCACCTTGTTTATCTCTATAATAACCATCTCTTTGGAATGATTTCCATCTTTCAGGAGCACCATATATAACAGGTACTTCTCTTCTAACTCCATTTTGTATTACAAAGGGTTTAATAATATTTTGAAAATAATAAAAAACAGCTTCATCTAAATCTTGTATACCAACAGAATATTGTTTAGTATCATCGTCTTTCATACTCATTTGAGTAGACCTATTAAATTCTATTCCTGTTGCTTGGGAATTAGCATTAATATTTTCATCAGCAAAATTTGGGTTGCCTACATCTCCTCTATTTTCAATGCCTTTAAAAGCAGTTTGTTTTTCAACACTTAATTGTCTTTGTGTTTTCGGTATGGGTTTTCTAGGTTTTGCCATTATATTCTTTCTCTATATGGTGAAATTGCTACTTTATCTGCTGGTATGTAGTAAGTAGAAACTAATACTGATAAATTATTACCAAAATTTTCTAATCCCGGATTTAATGGGTTTACGTTATTAGGATATGATGGATTTTTACCTCCCCAATATTGATTAGCAACTGTACTTTGTACACCGTAATAAGCTTCTTGATATAAAATAATATCACCAACTCTAATTAAAACATCAGCATCTTTTATATCATCTCTAAAGAAATAAAATTCAATTGGCTGACCAAATTGTACACCTTCAATATTTTCAGCATATTGCTCATTTGTTCTATTTATAAGAACATTAAAAATAAAAGGACCATCATAATATTTTTCTGCATCTGCTTCACCATATAAATTAACTTTTGTTTCTTCTAATTTAAATTGGTAAACAGAACATTGTTGAGTAATAATATTACCCATTAATTCTCTGTTTAGTTTCCTAACCAGAGACATATCCCTTTGTGTGGTAAACATTGCCATATTATCCTATATAAACTGTGTAAGGAACCTGTTGTAACTCAGTCATTTTAGCTTCTGCTTCAGATGCCCTACGATTTAATAATGCTTGTCTTGATGTTTCATCAAGATAATTTCTTAATCTTTCTAATAATGCTGTTTTTTCTGCTGTAGCAGCTGATATTAAATCTCCTTGATTTAAATTTACTTCTGCATTTGGTATTGGTATGCTTGAATATTTACCTCTTACATATCCTAACATTTCTTTAGAAAGTGCTAAAGTATATTCAAATACCCATTGTCTACCAATTGAATTAATATAATCATAATTTGGATTAGCATAAGGTGCATTTGAAACATTTGTTACTCTATCAGGTAAATTTCTAACTGATCCTTTAATTCTTTCATCTCTAATTATATATTCAAACCAAAGATTACCTGCACCACAGGTATACTGAATATCATTGTTGCTTATTTTTATTGTAACATCATTTGATACAGTTCCAAATCCTGCTGTTTGTAGTGATTGTGAAGTAACAGTTATTATATCATTTTGAACATAATCACTACCTGTTGCTACAACAGTTACTTTTGTGATTTTATTATTAGCTGATGTAAATGTACCAGTAGCGCCACTACCTGATATACCTGTTAATGCTAACGCCGCAGACGTTTGATCAACTGTAGTAGTTGGGATTGATCCACTTATTGTTAAATTTCTATTTATTCTTAATTGACCTGTATAATTTTTATCTCCATTAGCTTGAGGTATTGGAAATACTCTTAATTTATCTTTATGAATTTCAAAACTATAATTACTTCTTCTTACCATTTGGTTCATACCAATAGCTTGAATAACTTGTAAATCATAATTTAAAGGCATCATTAAAAATCCAAAATCACCTCCAAATCCACCTACACCAGCAATACCTGCTGCTATAGCACCTCCAAATCCAAATCCATTATATGGGGATAAAAATAAAGCAGATGCAGGATATGGTGGTTGATAAAATACTCTTTTTACCTCGATACCAAATTCAGCTGCTGAACCTGTAATATCGTTATCATTCATAAAAGTAGTAAAATTATAATCTTGTTTACCTGCTTCTAAAGCAAAAGAACCTGAATACCAGGGAACATTACCTCCTGAACCAGCTTCAGCACCATACATTTCTGTAAGTCTTACTATTGGTTCAAAACTTGGTGTTATTAAAGATTGAGTTAATACAGAGCTAGTTGGTAAACCTTCTAAAGTTAATTGATTATCTCTTACTTTATAGGCATATAACTCATTACCATATGTAGTAACAGCTTCTTCAAATGCCGTATAAAAAGATCCTGATTGTAATTCAACATCAACTAAAGGGTAGCCTAATCTATTTGCACAAAATACAGCTACTTTATCTGCATCGTTTTGAAAATCGGTTTGTGCGTCATAAAATCCAAATGGTGTATCTCCAGAACCTGAAGCAAAAGAACTTGAACCTGGCCAAATTGGTACATTCATATTAAATTATTTTGTTATAAATATTAAAAATAGTTTTATTATTATAAATATAAAAAAAAAGCCCCGCTATGCGGGGCTTAATTTAATAATTAAAATTAATTATGGATTAAAGAGTATTTAAACCACTAACTTCAATTTTACCATAGAATTCAGGACGAACCATTTTCTTAGCATATCTAGTCAATAGACCTTTTCTAGGCACAAATGTGTCTGGATCATATACTAATGGAGTCATGATTAATGGAATATAAGGAGCAAATACAGCACCGCTTTCAAGGAATTGACCTCCTCTAAATCCTAATAAGATAACGTTAGTTGTCATATATGGATTTTTGTATACTTTATATCTACCATTTAATTGGCCGACTTTTTGTACACCGAAAGCATAACTTGCTTTAGCAGCATCCCCATCTGAATCAGCAGCAAATCCTGGAATTGATTCTAAGATTGTAGCTACAGTTGGAGAACATACTAAGAAGTTAGCACCACCTCTAAGAGTTTTCTGGTGAATGATGTTACTTAACTTTTGGATTTTAGTTCCTAAAGTTTGGAACCATTGTCCTTGAGAGTTATAGAACCCTAAGTCAGTAGTTACACCATTACCTGCTTGAGAAGTAAATGCAACGTTGTTTTGAGCAGACCATACTTCAGTTCCAGCTCCAGCAGCATTAATCAACATACTTAAGATTTCTAAGTCAATTTCTAACGAAATGTACTCACTTAAGATTGAAGTTAATTCAGCTTCAGCATCTAATGCATGGTAAGCGTTAAGATCTTGAGCGAACTCAGGAGTCCAAACAGCTTTTAGCTTTTTAGTTTTTGCTACGATAGCAGATGATTTCATCTGTACGTTAATTTCAGGAATAACCTGATCTGGGCAGCAACCAACTCCACCTGATCCAGTAATAGCACCATTAGCACCGTTACCACCATCATTGTTTACGTTAGGTTTTGGATTTCCAGCTTCAAAATCACCTCTGTATTTATCAGTAGGTTGTAATGAAGAAGATACAGTACATAATGTAGTTGTATCATTTCCTGGCCAGTAAGAAGCAGAAACTACAAATGCTATTGTAGCACCACCACCATATCTACTAAATGCAGGTAATTGCATTCCACCATCTCCAGCTCCACTTATTGTATATTCTGAACCAGAATACAAACCAAATGACTTAACAGCCCATGGATCAATATAAGGAATACTTGAAGTGTTGAATGTTACTACTCTCCAGTCAGCAGCTATTTGAGCAGCAGACGCAGAATATGTTGAATCGAAGTCGAAATCCGACCAAGATCCTGATACTACATTCACAGAATTTATAATGGAAGCTGTAGTTTGAGTAGAATATGAAAATCTACCTGCACCATAAAGTCCACCTTGTGAATCATTTCCAAATGGATTCAAAGCATCGCTACTATTACCGTAAAGGCTATCGCCTGCGGAAAAAGGAGCTTTGTTTGTACCATATTGGAAGTCTAAGAAGAATACTAAACCAGAAGGAAGATTCATTGGTTGAACGCTAACAAATTCCTTTGCAGCGATTTGACCAAATACTTTTCTTACTAATGGAAGAGCAACTCCAGCCCATTGACCACCGATATTAACGGCAGTTTGGCTTTGGAAAGTACCAGAGGAAGCAGAACCTCCACCTGTTTGAGAACTTTCCACAACAAGTTGCTTAGCTTGGTTTTCAAGAATAATACCCATGTTATTTTTATGAGCACCATCTAAACCTTCTAATAAACCTGTCTTTTCCCATTTACCAGCTAATTTAGCTGCATCACTCTGCATAGAGTGATATGGGTTAGCGCTTTCTAATAAAGAATTTAAACTCATTGTTTTAAATTTAGATTGGTTAATAAAATTTTTAAATTAATCCCGCAAGCTTACGCATACGGTTGTAAACATCATTTGACTCAATGATAGGTTGTTTTGAAGCTTTAGGTTCTAAACCTGTAGCCTTACTTGCAGATCCTTTAATTGATTCATTAATTGGAGATTTATCTAGTAAACCTTCAGATAATGTTTCAAAAATAGTTTTAGCTTGTCTTACATCCTTAGCTTTGTCAAATGCTTTTAATACCTTAACTTTTTTACTTTCAGTTAAGTTTTTAGCTTTAAAGATTTTGTTTGTGTAAAGAAGTTTAGCGTTCAATAAATTAACCTCATTAAGTTCACCTTTTAATTCATTTACTGAATTAATGGCTTCCTCAAGATCTTCTTCCATTTTACGCATTTTCTCGGTTTCACGTTCAGGCTCTGATTCAGCGGAAAACTTTCCACCTTTTCTTCTTTCAGAATCACCTTTACGTTGTACTGGATTGGACATTTCTTCTTTTTTCATGTCGTCTTCTTCGTACTTTTTGCCGTAGCCTTCTTTCACATCCTCGTCTTTTTTGGCTTCGTCGATTTCTACGTCTACGTCAATAGAGTCTTCGACTTCCATGTCGTCAACATCTACAACTTCAACTTCGTCCTCAACAAAATCGTCGCCTGGCTCAATTTCGCCATCGACAACCATGTCTTTAATGACATCCTCGATAAATCCTTTAAGGTCGTCTTCCGACATATCTTCAAGGTCAATGTCCTTGTCATCCATGTCTTCTTTTTCGTCCTTTTCTCCATCCAGGTAACCTTCTTCTTCAGCGTCAGTACGAGCATCTTCTTTAACGTCTTCTTTGTCTTCAGCTTTCGCTTCATCCATTTTCTTGTCGTCTTCGTCTTTTGCTTCGTCTAAATCTCTTGTTTCTGATTCATTAACATCTTTTTTTTCATCAGCTTTTAATTTAGCTAATTTCTTTTCGTTGTCTTTGATATCACCTTCAAGATCTTTAATGTGGTCTCTATCATCTCTGATAGCGCCTTCCATCTTTTTCTGTTCTTCTTTGTTACCTTTCTTAGAATCTTCGAGTTCAGCAAGTAACTCATCTAAATTGATTTCTTCATCCATATCTTCTTTCTCTTCTTCTTTAATGTCCTTCATTACGCTTGCTTTATCAGCATAGCTTTTAGAAGTACTTTTCCCGACCTTTTTCGGTTCAGGGTCTAAAGTAGGTCCAGCAGTTGGATTAGCATAATCATAAAGAGTAGTTTCGCTGTTTTCGTCAACTTTCTCTTCTTTTTCTTCTTTCATATCATCATCTTTTTTATCCATTTCATCTAACTTTGCAGCTAGCATAGATTTAAGATGTGGAGTGAAAGCTTCTTCAAGAGCAAGTTTAGCATTTGCGATAGCAGTTTCCTTAACGGCTTTTGCATCTGCAATTGCTTCAGTTAGCAAATCTCTGTTTGTTGCCATAATCCCAAAATTTAGTTTGTGAAATACGCTTATTCATGAAGCGTAATAGAAAATTATACATTATTGAACACCATATAGAATGATGGTGTATTACGGTTATACGTATATGAATATTTATTAAAGTTACACTATAGGGCAAGAACCCTTAGAACAAAGTATTTCTGTTATTATTTGATTTGTTCTTGTGTAATCGTATATTTGTGGTGCTTTACCCTCTTTAAGTATTTCATGCATGTATGAACCTGGGTTTGATGGTGTTGAAACAAAATCCCAACATAATAATTCAAAGTCATCTTGTACTTCCATTACTCCACCAATATCTTGTAAAGAACCCATTCCTCTAGATGAAACACCTACTGTTATTCCATTTTTAATAAGTTCCTTTAATATATTACCTGAGGGGGTTGGTAAAATTTCTATTTTACCTAAAATGTTATCTCCATCCCACCAATAGTCACTAATAAGATGTGATACATTTTTTAAATTAACAACTGAAGATTCTGGGTGGTCTAATTCTCCCATTGAACGTCTTTGTTCAATAAGTTCATCATATTTAGCCATTTCTCTATCCCATAAATCTTTTGAATAATAACGACCATTACCATTCTTCACTTCAGCCGTAGCTAAAATGCCTTCTACCATTAAATTTCCATTTTCCTTACTAATATTTTCCGTTAGTTGGGATGGTGAAATTTTAACAGTATGGGTTTCTATAAGTAATTGTTTATTACTCATTCTCATCAACTACTTCTTGTTTACTATATTTTTTTCCGCATGATTTTTCATACAACTTTTCCATTTTAGCTTTTCTTTTTTCTAAAAGCTTAATTTCTTTTTGCATTAATTTCATTTTAGATCTATCAACTAATTTTTTTAAATTATCATCTTCATTAATTGAATTAACTCTATCTACTTTTTCTGCTATATGATCGTGTAAAAAGTCTAATTGAGCTTCTAATTTTACGGCTTCAGCTTCTTTTCCAATTTCAGCTAATTTACTATCAATTGATTCTTTTTTCATTTTTTTCTTTGATTTTTTATCTTTAAGAGCTTTTTCCATTGATTCTTCTTTATCACCATCTCCATCTACATCCGGATAATCTGGTCTTGCTTCTTCTTCCATACCTGCCGCATCTTGAGATGCTTCAATTGCTGCTTGTCTAGCTTCTTCTACATCTTTTTCTTTTTCTTCAGAATAAATAGTATCATTATATTGTGATTCTTCATCTACTGGCTGAGATTGCATTGGAGCTTGTGTTTCAAAATCATCTAATCCTTCTTCTTTAAGCATTTTGTTTATTACTTGGCCTGACATAGCAGCAAAACTATTTGGGTTTCCTGTGCCTACAACATAACTTTCATTAACTTGTTTTTTTACTGCTTCCTTAACTACTTGCCATTTATTATCAGAATCTTTTAATTTATCACTAAATCCACTACCACCATATGTTTTACCATTATTTTCTTGGACAGAGGGTTGTTGATAACCTAAACCTTCAACACCAAATTGACCATTTTTAACATAATGCATAGGGTCTTTAGCTAAATTAGCAATTACTTTAGCTTGTGCCTCTTCTAATGTTAATTTAGGGTTATTTTTTACTTCAGCATAAACTCCTACTTGTAATTCTTGAGCATTAACATTATTAATGTTATCTACTTTAGGTGAATAATCGTAATTATGTGATGCAATATTTTCTACACCATCAGAAACATTTTTATATGAACCATAAGAACCATTTTCTATTTCAAATTTGTATTTTGGATCAGCTGATACTTTTTCATCTTGTTCCTTAGTATTATATTTTATAGCTAAATCATTTTTATCTCCACGATTAACAATAGGATTTAATGATGCTTCACCTGCTTCATTAAGGAAGTTATTAAATTTTTCTTCCCAACCTGCTTTAGGAGTTGGCTCAATAGTATTTATTGGTTTTAAATCAATATAGTTTTCACTAATTACACTTCTTTTTTTAAGAATATGTGTTGCTTGATCATAAGTAGCTGCTTTATTAATCATATTAGGAAATTTAGTTTTAGCTTCCTTTAAGAAAACACCTTTATGGCCTTTTCCTTCTTTGATTAAATTATACTGTTCTTGTAATGTTTTCATAATTATTTTTCTAATAATGTTTCAATATCTTTAATATAGTCTGTTATTAAATCAGTTCCGTATTTTACAGAATAGCTTTTTGGTTCATCCTGTCTATAATATTTTATAGTATCAATTTTAGCTTGTCTTAACTTTTTAATGATAATATCTAGTTTATTTTCAATATCATCAAAAGCATCAATACGACCTTGTTGAAATACTTCTAATCTATCTTCTTCTTCTTTAATTCTATTGCTATTCATGTTATAAATATTAAACTTATCCCCAAAGTTTACGAACTGGTAAAGTTGAACCTTTTTGGACATAAGTACCCTTTTTATTTTTAGGAACTAATTTATATTTAAATGCTTTTACATAATAATTATCCTTAACTCCATCAGGACCTGCTTTTGGGCCTGGACCTAATGTTGCTCCCGGATCTTGACTTTCTTGTACTGGTACTACTCTATCACTATCAAATTTTTTAATGGTATTACCATCAAATCTTACCCATGTTTTATCTTTTTCTACTTTTACTACTGAACCTGTACCATATAATGAACCATCAGGTTCTTTAACATGAACTAAATCAACTATTTCATCTATCTTTACATCATCTTCCTCATAATACCCTAATGATCTACCTCCTGCTGAAAAATTTTCTTTAACTGGTTTGTATCCTAATTCTTTATAAGCTTCATCGTCTGCTTTTTGTCCTTTTTTTCTAAAAGCATAAGGTGTTAAATAAGCACCTGCAGCTCCTGACATAGATACTTCATCTACTTCTTCTTCAGCTATTCTAGTAATTCTTTTATATTGTTCTGGGTATTCATTTCTTAAATGAGTTCTTACTTTATTTCTTAATTTACGAACATCATCATAAATTTCCCTAAATTTTTGATCATCCTTAGTTTTAACATAAACTCTTTTAGCTGTATCTGTTAAATCATCAATATCATCATATAATAAATCAAAACCAGGTAATTGTTCAATTTTCCAAGCTACGGCACCAGTTTCAGGGTTTATACTAGTAACTGTAGATTTTCTTTGACCATCATCACTATAACTAACTTGACCGACTTTAAATCTTTCTTTAGGGATACCTAATTCTTTTTCTGCTTCTTCAGGTGAAGCAGTTTTAGACATTTCATTAAGTTTATACTTGTACTTTGCCATTTGCTACTTGAATTTCTTTTACTAGTTCATAATATTGTAACAAATCAACTAAATTATCATTATCAATTTTGTCAGTTTTATCTAATTCAGTTAATAATTTTGCTACTTCATTAATTTTAATTTTAGTAGCTTTATCTTTAATATTTTCAGATTGTTCTGTTAAGATATTTTTTAAGGCATTTACTTTTTTATTATAAAATTCTCTTAATGATGGTGTAGAATCTACTGAATATATAAATTCTTTAAGTATTTCTTTTTGCTCTATACTTAAACTATCATATTTGTCATTAAATTTTTCTAATAATACTCTATAAGTTAATTGTCTTAAATCTTTATCATAAGAAGAAAATTCTTCAATTAATTGATCTTTTGGTTTAGATACTGGTTTTTTAGTAAGAAATTCTAATAATGTTACTTTATTATCATTAATTTGACTAATGTCTGTAACGTCTTTAGCATTATAACTTTCTATTAAAGTATAAACTGAAGCTATTTCTTTATAATTTTTTATTTTAGAACCAAAAAAGGATTCTAAATTATAATGTTTTTTAATTTCATTAATTAAACTATATTTTTGTCTTTTCAATGAAGTTCTATTGAACTTTCTTGAATTTTCAAGTATTGTTGATATTAATGAATTAGCTTTACCCTCAGATATAACTTTTGATTTTAATATTAATTCATATAACTTGTATTCTCTACCCAATCCCGTTTTTACAAAGTAATTTTTTAGTAAATCGATTGCCGGAGAATCATCACCTTTTAAAGTATCAGCTGTTATTTGCCTAACTAGTAATTCAAATAATATACCAGTGTTTTTATACTTAGAATGTTTTATTTTCATTAAAAATATATTTATTTATAAATATGTATAAATTAGTTACTCTTCAACTGAGAGTCATCTAATAGTTTAGAGTCGTCTTTGTCTTCTTCAAAGATCAACTTTTTCTCGTTCATTGATTTAAAAATGTCTTTATTCTTTAAATAAGTAACGTGAGGACTTTCAAATTCTGATAATGGTCTACTGCCTTCATTTTTATCAGTGTCTTTCATTCTTTTAACTCCTAGTGGATCTTTACCAAAATTATTATCTTGTTTACCCCTATTAGTAATGCTATCAACTGGTCGGCCTGCTTTAGGATTATCATCTTTATAACCATCAGGTACATTACCTGGGTCAGAATACATTCTACCTTTACCATATAATGAAGCTAAATCATGAGGAGTACCATATGATTTACCAGTAGTAACTGGATCATTACCTTCTGCTTTTATTTGGTCTAATCTAAATTGACGTTTAGCATCTTCTCTAGCTAAATCTCTATACTCATCATATTGGTCTTCACTAAAGTGATAAATGTTATGGTAAATCCAATCAGATGGAACTAAACCTTGTTCTAATAAAGTACCAGCTAATTCAGCTTTAGATTTAAGTAATTCAATTCTTTCTTGATCATAAATTATCGATGGAGTAGTCATTGATAATTCAAAATTTGTCATACTTTCAGCTGTATAGCCTTGGGTATATAGGTGAACTAGTGCAATTTTATTTAATTCAGATAATATAATTCTTTGTATTCTATCAATTGTACGTGCAAATCTAATATCTTCTGCTGCTAGTGTAGCCTTACCTTCTATATTTTCATCATATCCTAAAAATGCTTTTGGTATTTTTAACGCAGCAAATAATTTATCTCTTAAATACTCAACATCTTGAATACCATCATATGATAAACCTGGTGTTGTATCAATTTTAGTTGCATTGTCATTTCCTCTTACTGGTATGTAAAAGTCTTCTAACATATTTTGCATATTATATCTTAAATTATACTCACCCGTTTTTTCATCCATATAAGGAGTACGTTTCATATTTGATATAGTTTTTTGCATAAATGCTTCTACTTCGTTTGGAGGTATAGCTCCAACATTTACATAAAATATTCTTTTTTCTGGTGCACGAGCAATTCTATGAATTAACATTGCATCCTCCATTAAAGTATATTGTTTAAATAATTTTCTAGCGGGTTCAATATAAGCTCTACCATAAGGAAGATAATTTACATCTGTAACCATTCTAAAATGAGCCATTTCATAATTATCATAAGTTATACCTGTGTTATCATTATCTGTTTGATTTGGTACACTGTAATAACCATAAGAACTACCAGCAAAACCTTCAGGATTCCATCTATATTTTATTTCTGATGGGTTATCTGGGTTTTGTCCTTCTATTCTTTCAATGTGATATGCTGTATAAGGGATTACATTATAAACTCCAAATTTTTCAGCTATTTCTAATTTTAAGAAAAAATCACCATACTTACACATTTGGCGAATCCACATCCATAAATTAAATTCTACATTTAAAACATCATAAAATAAATTATAAAGTATTTTTTGTATATCTTCATTAGAACTTCTAATTTGAAGCACTTCACCCATATCATTTTTAAGTGTAGATTCATCTGATAGAATATCTAGTGCTGATGCTATAATAGCATCTTGATCCATTACATCATATTCTGAATATAAAGTTGTTCTTAAATATTGATAATTTAAGTTAAATTGAGCACCATATAATGAAGAAGGTTGTGTAGTATAAATTCTATTGAATCTATCTACTAATGCATTTGTTTCATACTTACCACTACTTTGTATGTGATCAGTATCTATGGTTTTAATTTGATTTCCTCCAACATTACGAATAATAACATCAGTTGAAAATAATCTTTTTAATCTTGAAAATACGCTTGTATCTGCCATTTAATATATAATTATTGTTATAAATATTACCTTAAGAGCCATCCAATGTCTTCTTTGCCCTTATCTGTTTTAATGTGATAAGGATTATCAACACCTTTTGAAAACCCGTAACCACCTTGGTATTGAGTTCGACTAACGCCCATATTATTTAAGGCTTGTTTTGTTATATCTATTCCTCTTTGTCTAAACTTTAATGCGGTATCTCTAATATACATAGCGATACCAAATGCCATAACTAAATCATCATTGTAACCTGATTGAGCTTCTGGTCTTCCATTTCTCCAAATAAAAGTTTTCATTTCTTCTATTAATCTTTTAGATTGAATAGTAACTCCTTGATCACTAATGTATTCTTGAAATTTACCTATAACCATAGGTCTAGTTCTTGAAGACATAGTAAAACCAGGAACCATTTTTGAATGATCTTGATATTTGTCAAAATATGAATTAACGTTTGGTTGGTCACTTTTTTGTGAATAATATAAATTTTGATAATTTCTATCAATCGCAACTTGTATTGTTGCCCAACCAACATTAGCATTTTCTATAATTAACATAGCTTCATTATATTCTGAAGCAATACCAACTAATAAATGCCCATAATCTTTTGTATTAATTTGTCCTTTATATTCTGCTACTTGAACATTATTTTCTACATCAATAACATGAAATGCAGAATAATCTTTTCCATCTCCTCTAGAAACATCAGCTACTACAATATAAGATCTTGTATAGTCTGGGGTTTCCCAAACCCATAAATTTTGATCTACCCCTCTTCTTTCTAAAGGGTCTTTAATAAAAGATTTTTCATAGTATTCCATATATTCATTATAAAATACAATATCACCAGAAGTACTAAAATCACAATCACATTCTTGAGCAGCCATTCTAGGATCACCTAATAATTCATCTTGTTTTTTTCTCCATGCTTCATCTCTTTCAGGATGAACATACCAAGGTAATTTAATAGGTAAAAAATCATTTTCTGTAGCTTCCGCCCTTGTCCATGTTTGGTGAAACCAATTACCTGTACCATAAGGTGTACTTAAAGCAATACAACCACCACCTGTAGCTAGAGTTTGTTGAGCTGATGCCCATATTTCAACTATATTATCAATAAAAGCTGCCTCATCAATTAACAATAAAGATACTGCTTCTGATCTACCTGCATCACTACTTGCTGATGTTGCTTTAATTTGAGAACCGTTATCAAGCCTTAAATTTAATTTGTTATTTTCAGCTGCATTTATTTTAAGCCATGAAGGTAAATTTTCATACATAAATTTTACCTTAGTAACCATGTTTTTAGCTGTCTCTTGTTTAGTTGCAATACAAAGAATATTTTTATCTTTATGGAATGTCATTAACCATAAAGAATAACCAGCAGATAAGGTAGAAATTCCTAATTGCCTAGATTTTAAAACTATAGAATAAGGGTTATCTCTCCATAATGTTAGTACTTTATCTTGAAATGGATATAAATTAAATTGTATACGCCCCCTTTGTGGGTGCTGTATATAACAGTACTTACGCATAAAATGTGTTGGATCTTGAGCACATTTTAAATATTCTTGCCTTATTACTTTTTTTAAGTCAGCCATATTTATTTTGCTAATATTGCTACAGCTAGAACTGCTACTATACCAACACCACCCATTAATTTAGTTTTAAATTTTTGTTTTTTTAAATCTTTTTCTAACCTTTTAGATAATTCTTGGGATAGTGACAATTGGTTTGATTTTGATAATAAAATATTATCGAAATTACCTACTTGTTCATTTAATGACAATATAACACTATCTTTTAAAGATACTTTATTCTCTAATAGACTTATTTTTTTTATATTTAAAGCTAATTCATTATTAGCTCCATCACCTTTTATCAGATCTTTAATTACTAGACGTGCTATCGGTTTTTTCAGCTGAATCGATGTAGTATCGATAACGTTCTGTGAAAAACCTTTCAAGCTCATCATCATTAAAAAGATCAACACGCTTAATTTTTTCATTTGTTTTCTTTTTAAGTGTGAAAATTTGTTTATCTTGTTTATTAATTTCATTATCTAAAGTAACAATTTTGTTATTTAAAGTATCAATTTTAAAAACAAGATCATCATTAATAGTATGGAGAGAATCAATTTTTGAATTTAATGCATTAATCTGATCCTGATATTGATCTACGTATACTTCATCCTTATCAAGTAAAAACCAAATAATAATAGTAATTAATACTAATATTTTAGCAATGTAAAATATTCTTTCTTTAGATTGCATCTTTTTCTAATTTAGCAACTAAGGATTCTAACTCCTTTTTTTTAGGTGTTTTGTCTCTTAAAACATCCTTAATTTTTTCTTTTTCAGTGTCATCAGCTTTACTGTATTTTCTAGCTAATGATTTCATTTCAGTTTCTATATTTTTTAACGCTTTAACGGCTAAATCTAATTTTTTAAATTTACCTCTTGCACCCATAGCACCTTTAACAGCATCAGTATCATCATCATCATCCATTTCAACTACTTTAATGATATCATCATCCTTAGCAACAGCTTTAACTTTTGCTATATTCTCAGGGGATGTTTCAATTGTAGCTTCAGATAAAGTCTCAATTATATTTTCTTTAATAAATTCTTTTAATTCAGATTTTTTCATTGTAATTAAATTTTATTATAAATATGTTAAGAATTAATAACATTTAACATTTGTTCAATTCGCTCTTCTGTAGTACCTTTTATAGTTTCTACATTTTTCATCATATATGCATATTTTTTAATAAAACTCATAATAGTAAAATCTATAACATCTCTATAGTGTTCATCTGTTTCACGTACTCCATTATCTTCAATAGGCAAGCCATCAGGAGAAATATAAAAAATGTAATCATATTCTCTAATAAATTCTTTCGCATATTCTATAAATTTATCTTTATCTTGGTAAGGTATGGACTTAGCATTTTGAGTAAATGACATTACATCTATTATTGTTCTATCTGTAATAATATCATCATGCATTAATTCAGCACAACGTTCAGCTAAAAACACTGTTTGTCCTTTTAGGGTAGAATCCGTATTTAATGGAATGCCTAAACCATTTAAATATTTACTACGTTCTGTAGCAAAATTATAATTATTAAATTTTGGTAATTGTTTTAGGGCATTAACCAATGTTGTTTTACCTACACTCATTGTGCCACATAATCCTATTTTCATATTAATTCCTGTGGTTTTGTCCTTTAGGTGCTGGTTGTTTATACCAAGGCAATCCTGTTTGGTTTCTAATTGCTTCTTTATGATCTTCTTTACTGTATTGAATACCATATAAATGATATTCTGCTTTCTTTTCATTCCCTTCAGGAATTAAAGCTGGTCCATCCCAGTTATGTAATTTACCATCCCAAATATAAGCAATAGTTCCGTCTGCTTTTTTTAATCTTTGGCTTGCTGGCCACTCGTTTTGTTTTTTTCCCATACTATAATATACGTAATTTATTGTTATTCTCCAAGGCTTTTTGTAAGTTTTATTTTATTAAGTATAAACGTTGAAAACTGTTTATGTCCTAACCAACTAAAATGTCCATCACTTAAATTTTCATCTATATCAGCTATTATACTATATTTACCTAAAAACCATTCTTTATAAGACCAAAAATAAACTTTAATATTTCTATTAATTAATTCTTTTGATAATGATTTAACTTGATTAAAATACCATTCTGACCATTTATCTTGGTATGGGGCAAAATATTTTTTAGAATAATCTACCGCAACCATTTTACTTTCATCATCACTCCAACCTAAATAATCATGCCAAGATGTTTGTTGGTGGAGATGATTTTGTTCTTTACCATATTTTTTATCAAAAAAAGTACCGGAATTTAAGCTACCTATTTTATTTCTTTTTTTATCATATGCTAATACACCATCTGGGTTAGAGTCAGATATTATAACAATATCATTATTTAACATATTAGGTATTTCATTAATAAATAAACTTAATAAATAAGGATTAGCACCCATCCCATATTTAGGATTTCGTTTTTGATTTAAATTTAATTTTTCAGATACTATATCAACCCAAAGTTTATCATTATCTTTAGGTGGATATAATTTATAATACTCATCTTCTGGTCTACAGCCAGTGCCATGAGTAAATGAATCACCAAAAAACCAAATATTATTCATTTTTTAAAATGTTTTCAGCAACAAATGTACCGTGAGCTCCCGATACCGAAATACCTCTTGCAGAAAGGGCATCTCCTACAAAGTGAACATTTGGGTATTTAGTTAATGAAAGGTCATTATAATTAACCAACGGTTCAGGAGCCAGATATTTTACCTCAGGTACATAGATTCCCCAATCATCTTTCAATGTAGGAAATACTAACTTCATGTCATTGATAAAATCCTCAATGTATTTGTAATATCCTTGAAATGCATCTTTAACTACATCTAAATTTTCTATTTTGGTTGATGATACATCTACTCCTTCTGATGTTGTAGATGGTTCTCTACTTGGACTATAAAATAAACCTGTACTATTTTCTTGTACTTTACCTACTAATTCTCTAGCCCATTTAAATGGTTTATCTATACCTTGTACTTCCATTAATATACCAAAATTAGTCATATCATTTCTAAATGCTTCATCTTTTTTAGCGTGACCATTATAACTGTGGTCTCCATATGTTTCTTCTACTGCTACATATGCAGCATTATTATTTGTACAAAATGATCTTAATGATACACCTTCATTATCAAATTTTCTATATAATTTAAAATCGTAAGCTACATCAATTAACTTTTGAAAGTGTTTTTGTGGTGCTTCAAATCTAACACCTACTTGAGCTGGTTTTTCTTCTGTTGGTAAATCATATCTTTGCATTATTTCAGAAGTAAAATCAATACCTGATTTACCTACACCAAAAATAAGTTTATCATATATTAAACCTTCTACCATTGGTTGGAAATTATCTTGATAATATACTATTTGATCTTTAAAATCTATATCATTAACTTTAGTTTCCCAAATAAAATCTACACCTTTACTAACTAAATAATCATACCAACTTTTACCAATTTCATGTAAATAATCAGTACCAATGTGCCATACTGGAAATAATCTTAACCCAAAGTATGGTTTAATAAAATCTGGTTCTTCATCAGGTGAAGATAATATAATTTGCTCTGGGTGAGGGTGAAATCTAGTAAAATTATCTACTACTTGCTTCATAAGCTCCATTGCTTTTTCATCACCTACATATTTAGATAATTGTCCACCAATTTGAGTAGAATATGTTAATTTACCATCTGACCAACCACCTGCTCCTAAGTAACCTGTCATTACCTCTTCATATGGTCTTAAATATGGATCTTTACCCATATCTATAATTGTTATTTTACCATCAAAGTTGTTGTCAACTAATTTTGTAGCTGCATTTACTCCTGCTACTCCTGCTCCTATTATTACTATGTTTTTGCCCATTCTAGAATTTAATTTATGTGTAAATATACGAAAAAAAAATGTGACCTCCAAATGGAGGCCACAGATCTCTTAATTTAATTTAAATAATCGTTCGGCTATGAATCGAACTATATGTGTTACTTTTAACTAGCTCTTAATGCTGAGATAGTTGTTGCTGTTGCTAATGAAATATCAAACATTGCTGATGAATTAGCTGCTACTACTGCACTACCTACTACTGTTACTCCTGAACCACCTACTAATGTGATTGCGTAAGTTGCAGCTGCTGCATTAACTATATGTAATTTATACATTTCATATAACTCATGAGATGCTGTTCCACTAGTTCCACCAAATAATCCGTCAATAATTACTGCTGCTGTAGAAGTTGTGAAATTTCTAGCTGCTGTTGGTGTACACACAATAATTTGTTTTTTGATTATTGTTGGTGTAACCGTTAAAGCAGCATCTGCCGCTGCTTCGTGAGATGGTTGGTGATTTATAGGTGTAACAACATTTTGAAAGCTATAAACTATATCGTTTGCTTTTAATACTTGGCTGTTCCAGATATATCTTTCACCACCACTAAATGTTTTTTCAATTCCGTAGTATAAATCTGCTACGTTTAATTGTTGTCCTCTTGTTCCTGCCATGGTTTTTTATTTTTATTTAAATTAAATTCTTATTAATTGTCCAGCATAAGTTCCTGCTGATACGTTTGAAGCATAAACTCTAAATCTTGCTGTAGTTCCTCCTGCAATTGTCATTAATCCAACATCTGTTATTCCAGCACCACTTGATACTGTAATTACATTTCCTCCTGATAGGTTAGTATATGAAAATTCAAAATAATCTCCTACTATCATACCAAATCTTACAATTATAACTTCCGCTGATGGGATAGCTACTCCAATTGCTCCTCCTGGTGTTTGACCTTGATGTTGTTGAAACTGTGCGTTAGGATCATTAGATAAATTATATAAATCATCTGCTGTTATTGCAGTATCTCCTGCTGCTAATCCATGTTGGTTACCACCGAATGTAGATGGTTCTATTCTATTTACCCAAGACCATAAGAATCTATCTGCTTGTAGTACTCTATTGTCCCAGTAATAATGACTAGCTCTTACTACTTGTTGAGCTAACATTTGATCCGTTGTTAATACATTTCCGTATGCCATAATTTTTTTCTTTTTTTAGGTTATAATGAATATAAAGTACAAGTTGTTGCAGATGCTCTTCTTAATCTAAATCTTCTACTTCTGTTAACAGGTATAACTAAGTTACCTAATGCTGTTACGCCTGATCCTGCTGCTATAGTTAATACATTAGCTGTACTTCCGTTGTTAATTACAACATCAAATGAATCACTATCTACAGTAAATCCTAAATTTGCAATTAAATTTGGTGCTGTATCTGTTGTTAAAGTGTTTGTATTTGCGTTAGCACATGATCCATATTCTGCTAACCAAAGTGATGAGCCAATTACACCATCCGCGTCTGCGATAGTTACTGGTTCCATCATTTGCATAGGTTTGTTTTTTGCTACGTAGCTGTATAAAAAATCTTTAGAATCTAAAGTTCTTGAATTCCAATATTCGTGACCTGGTCTATTTACTAGTTTGTCTAACCAAGCGCTTGCTGCTAATATTCCCATAATGTTTGCTGTCTTTTTTAATTATTAAAAAGCTGGTATCTCACCAACTACAACTGTTTGTTTATTATAAATATATGATAATCTATTAAGGTTACGAAGTGCAACACTTACTGTCACACCACTTTAAACATATTTTATTAAATGTTATCTTGCAAATAAAGTTACAAATTTTTTCTTTCATATTTAATTTAATTTAATTGTAATTCAAAAATATCTTCAATATCACTAAAATCTACATCTGCCATTACGTCTTCGTTTTCAGTAAACATTCCTTTAACAGCACTTGTACCTTTACGAATATTAGCTATAGCCTGTAGAGCATACATAACTAATTTTAGTACTACTAAAAATATACCAATATTAAGTGCAGTACTTGGGTCACCCCAAACAATATCTTTACTTAACCCCCAAAATCCACTACTTGCTATAGACGTACCTGCAATTACTTGATAGGCAGCTCCTAAAAGAGTACCTATAGCAGTTGTTTTTAGTCCTGGTATGAATTTTTGTATAGCTTTTAAACCATCAGGATCACCAGTTGCTTTATCTGCTACATTTTTTATTCCATTATATGCTTTAGAAATAACACCTAAAACTTTTTCTGCATTTTCTGGGTCTGTAACTTCTTTTTTTACTACATCATATACTTGTTTTGATTTAGATTTACCAGCTGAAAATATTTTTTCTAATGCTGGTTTGATTTTATCACCTAAATCTTGAAGAATACCTTCGTCTAAAAGAATAGAATTTTCTCTATACAACATTACACTATTAGGTGTAAGTTGGTTTTCAGCTAAATATTTTTTTAAATCAAAATTATCCATTTATTCTAATTTTTAAATCAGTATTTCCTTTGTGTACTCTATGTATTTCTCCTTCAGCTATAAATATACGATTTCCTGGTTTCATCATACGGGGTAACATATTATCTTTTTGTATACTCCATCCTTCTCCTTCTAATACTTCAATTTCCCTATCTTCAGCATCTTGATGCCAAACCAATTCTTCTGGGTTTACATCTTTTGAAAACGTTCTAATATTACCTTTATTTGTGTATGGGTTCATCCTACCAAAAAGTATTCATGTTAGCACCTAAACCTAGCTGACTTGCATATCTAGGTAAATTACAAGACCAATATCCTGCTTTAGTTCTATCTTTTTTATTTTTACAATTATGTCTTGCAGCAAATGCTTTACGTGCTTTAGGGTTTCTAATTTTAGCTCTTAAACCACCTGATCCAAATGATACTTTTTTAACTTTTTTAGTTTTAGGATCACGTACATAAACATAATATGCTTTAGAACCACCACGTTTTGGTTTTCCAATTGGTGGGTCTTTTTTTTCTTTTTTCTTTTTCTTTTTAGCTTCGTCTAATTGGCTTCTTAAAAGTGGTTTCCAATTAACCATTACTTGAGCTACTCCTTTTATAAATTCAGGATTTTTTAAATCACCTTTAAATTTACCAAATAATGCTCTTAAATCTTCTGTAAATTCCGATACTGATTTTGTTGGTTTAAATGGTTCGGAATCTGGATCTTCTGGGTTTCTATTGAAACCACTATAACGAGTGACTTCTTCTAATGGTAATAAAATATAATCACCATCTCTATGTTTTTTAACACTAGTCATATTTTTAAGAAGAGCAACTACTTCATCTTCTTTAAATCCTAGTTTAACTAATTCTTTAACTAATGGTTCTAAACCAGCAGCACCACCTTCTTTAGATAATGTTGCTTTTATTACTTCAATACCTTTAGCAAAATTGGCTGATGATACTTCTTCTCTCATACTCATATTATCTATTTCATCACGCACCCATTCTTTTTCATTTGAACCTAACTGGTCGTAATCCATACCAAATTCTTCATTTGCTATTTCATCTTCTATATCCATTTGTTCTTCTAACATTGGTAGATCTAATGGTACAATTTCATTTTCATATAAATCGAATTCACCAATATGTGTTTCC